TTTACAAATTTATGGATACTTGTATGTGCGAGTATTTTTGGTATAAAGGGAACACAAATTTTCCGAAATGGAAAAAAATAAGGAGATAAAAAATGGCAAATAGAAGATTTAATACACAAACAACTCAGCCTTTAGCATCAGGTGGAAGAGCAAAAGCTATGGGTGGTGGAGTAATGAGAAAAGATATGAGATCTGGTTACTATCCATCAGACATGGGCATGGCAGGTGGTGCTATGTACAAAAAAGGTGGAAAAGTTAAAAAGAAAAAACAAGGTTACAAAGATAGAAAAGATGAATCTATCGCAATGAGAATTCGTAAGAAAAGAACTAAGAAGCAATTAAAAGCATCTAGAGATGATTCTTACGGAAGATTTGGAAGCAAAGCTAAAAAATCTGGTAAAATTAATAAATAATGATTAAAAAATTTATTAACAAAATAAAAAAAATCTTTATTCCTTTAAGACAAGGAACAGAAGATTGTAATCACGAAAACAACGTGACAAGAAAAATAAAGTATTGTCTCGATTGCAACAAAGTTATACAGGAGTATTAAGGTGACTAAACGATTTGGAATGGGAAACAAAAAAGTAATTAAAGCTAGAGATTTAAATAACGATGGAAAAAAATCTAGTTATGAAATTGCAAGAGCTAAAGGAATGGCTAAAGGAATGGGAGCACGTTTTGAAGCTAAAAAAGGCGGTAGCGCTTATCATACAACTAAAGATGGTAGAAGAGTTAAGAAAGGACTTTACTATTACATGAACAAAAGAAAAAAAGCAGGTACAAGCAGACCCGGTAAAGGAACTGTAAGTTCTAAAGCATTAAAAAGATCAGCTAAAACTGCAAAGAAGGCATAATGCGTAAAGCTGACAATATGCCAGCAAGAAACAAGAAAAACTTTCGTCCTACAGAAAAGGGCGCAGGCATGACACGAGCCGGTGTTGCTGCCTATAGAAGAAAAAATCCCGGTTCTAAATTAAAAACAGCGGTCACTGGCAAGGTCAAACCAGGATCAAAAGCTGCTAAACGACGTAAGTCGTATTGCGCTAGAAGCGCCGGCCAAATGAAACAATTTCCGAAAGCAGCAAAAGATCCTAATTCAAGACTAAGACAGGCGCGTAGAAGATGGAAATGTTAAATGAAAAATGCAATACTAGATGCTTTAGAAGATAGGTATACAGCACAAATTTCAGAAGCAGACGCTACCATTAAAATATATTTAGAAAATTCTGTAGGTATTGGAGAACACCCACAACATATAGATGAGATAGATAAATTGTTTCAAAAAATTGCAGATGCTCAAGAAAAGCTACAAGCAATTAAAGATTTTAGGGAGCCAGGACATGCCCTTTAAATCTAAAAA